TAGTCGTCGGGGTTGAAGTACAACCTATAAGTAGGTTTCCGCTGGTATCAACACGCGCCCTTTCCGTGTCATTTGTACGAATAACAAGTGGGTGGTTTGTATAGCTACCAACATACGCTGTGCTTGTTTCTGACCCCATTTGTGCTGTAACTGAAGTATCAGTTTTTGTCGCCAAAAGTCTGGTGTCAGACGCCGAACTAGAGACTTGCAATTTAGACGCTGGCGAAGTAGTACCAATCCCCACGTTTTGGCTTGTATCTACGGTGACTGCTGTGGTTCCTGCGCTTTGCAATGTGAGCGCAGTAGCTGCCGCAGAAGTCAGTTGGCTGATTGTAGCCGTGCCGCCAACAAACAAGCCCTTGGTGATACCTATGCCGCCAGCGGTGTAAATTGATCCTGTAGAGCCGCTGCTGGTGTCTGTGGTAAGGCTTGAATTGATGCCTTGTGCAAACGGGATTCGCACGGTGGTCGCCGTCTGCCCGTCTTTTGTAATTGCTGTGGACAGGCCGGTGGCTAGGTCTGCGGTCAACGCATTGAATGCGGAACTGCTGATGACCGTGCCGGTCACCACGGGCTGACCCGTAGTGTTGATTTGGAATGTGCCGCTGCCGTTGTAACTCATGGTTTCACCTTTGTTGCTGTGCTAATGCTTCTTGATTTAGGCGCAGCCATTCATCAAGTCCGCTTTGTTGGTTGCCCGTTTGCCCTGCTAACAGAGCCGCCATCTTAGCTTGCTGCGCGGTCATTGGAACACGGCTGGACACCGCTTCTGCGCCCTTATTTAAGGCTCCCGCCATCTGACCATATTTATAGGCAGTTTCGCCAACAACCCTAGGACTAGATGACAAAACATCAGCAGCCGCCAAAGCTGGGCCACCAGCGCCATAAGCCAAATAAGCCGTGGGAACATTGGATGCACCTTGCAATCCGCGAGGTGTTAGGCTATTCATGGCTTGGCCTGCCAATGCTGGCATCAAGTCTTTGCCGCCTGCATTTGACAATTCTTGCGCCAAACTGAGCCTTTGCCCATAGTTGGTGTTGACGTTGTTTCGCATCAATGATTGCAGCTTACGCATTGCGGTATCGGCAGATGCTTTATTGCCCAATGACAATGTGCGCTCAATTTCGTTGATTAAATCAGACGATTCGCTATAGCCCTTCATCACTTCGGCATAAGTTGGCGCTTGTTTGCCAATCTCAGATTTGACCGCATCGTAAACTTGTTTGCCAGCACTAAAAGCGGTTTTTTCTTCCGGCCCTAATTTTCCAAAAGATTCATAAAGTGTTTGCTTTAGGGCATCCATTCCTTCGGGCGTGTGGTAATCAGCGGGATTGGAATTTTTCCAATCATCCACTTTTTTTCTCATGTCTTCTAAAACATTGGCGGCGGTCTGATCTTTGATCTTGCCCTTGTAATACGCCATGCTTTCTGCATTTTTTAGTGCATTGTCAATGCCGGTGAAATCAAGAACAGTCTTGTCGTTTTTGATGTTGACCATACCCGACCGATATTCCTTCATCTTGTCGGCATTCATCTGAGCCAAGTTTGATTTGGCATCGTCCAAGACTTGCAAAGACGGCACTTTGTCCCGCATATTTTCCAAAAAGGTTTGATTGCCTTCTTTGCCCGCTTTAATGGCTTGATTGATTGGCTCCATGCCAACACCTGACTTTGCAGCTAAATAGCCTTTGCCAATTGTTTCAGCGCCTTTGCCAACAGCTTTGGTGGCGGCAATGGCTTGGGTGACCGGATTGAGAACATTCGATGCCGCAGACAACACATTGCCAGCCTGCGCTGTTTTTGCACCAATGTTGGCGGCTTTCAAGCCTGTGCCAGCACCACCAGCAAGCATTGAGACATCGCTCAAAATGCGGAATGGGTCTTCTTGTAAAGTTTGCTTAAACCCTTCCATTGAACTGTAAGGCTTGACAAATTCTTGACCAGCTACATTGGCGGTTTGAATAGCACGTTGTTGTGCTTCGGGGTTGACTTCAATGGCGTTGATGCCACGTTGAACAGCGGCTGGCATAGCGTTGTAAAACCCACCAGCGGCAACATCAGCAATGCCTTTTGCGGTCTGTACGGGGCTAGATAAGGCTTCCACTAACCCGCCAATTGTGTTTTTGTAAAAGCTGCCAGGCGCATTGCCTAGCATCTTCATGGTGCTAAATGGGATTGGCTCAACAGACGCGACATTCCACTCCGGCGGTGGTGCAGGCGCTACAGATACAACTTGCCAAGGTTCAGCCATTACTTAACCCTTTCTGCTTTGCCGTTTCGCATTGACCATTGTTGTCCATTGGCAAATGTCGTGATATGGCCTTCTTTTAACATAGATGCAGGCGGCGCAGCAACAGTAGCGGGCGCAAAATTAGTCGGTGCGGTTTGGAAATTTTCTACGTTGTAATTTGCTTTTCCAAGATTTTCAATGCTTGTTTTGCGTTTGGCATCAATCAATGCCGCACGTTCTCTCATGCGGTTTTCAACCATTGATGGATTCATTCCAGGGCTTATTGATGTTTTGTCCCAAGCTGCTTTTTCTCCGGCGGTCAATGATGCCCCAAACAATGCATTACGGGCCACATTGTCATTGGCTTCATGTGCAGCCCACCATTCAGCTTGCGATTGCTTATCACCGCCAAAAGTGCTGCCAATTGTGTTGGCAATGTCACCAGCAAATTTGATCCCGTAGCCAGCATACTCGGGCTTAAAGGTTTCCATAAGGCGCATTTGAGTGCCCAATGAATTATCCAATCCAGTTATTTTTTCTACTTCGCCGGAAGTTAAATCACGTTTTTTAGCAGGCGCTGCCGCTTCTCGTGCTGTTTTTTCTGCTTCTTTAACGGCATCAATTTTCATTTGATCAATACGCTGGTAATACTCAGATAAACGGCGTTTGTAATTTACTGGTGCTTCATTGACTTCTTGTTTTGGCGGTGGCGGTAAAGCAGGCATTGCAGCAGCAGCGGGCGCAACAGCGGGCGCTGTTGCCGCAGTAGCGTTTCTTGTTTGCATGGCGGCAACCAATGGATCAGGCGCAACCGCAGCGGCAGGCGGCGACATCACAACCGGCTGAACGGGGCGCGGTTTAGGCGCTGGCGTTGCTTCTGTTTGGTAATTTTCTTCCCAAGGTAAAGCCATTATTTCACCTCCACCCAATTAGATTGTTGATTGGGATCACCACCTTTAAATCTGAATTTTTTATCGCCATTGACTACAACATCGTTAATTTTTGGTGGGGCTTTTGCAATTGCTGGCGTTGGTGCTGCCGCGCTTGTTGATTGTGTGCCGCCAAGTACGCCTTGCGTTGCTGATAGGCTCAATCCTTTTATGTTGGCGGGAATAGCTATACCAAGTTCGCCCAACCTAGCAACCACTTCAGCTTTTCTCAATTCAAAGCCTGCCGCCTCTTCGGGAGCCACGCCGCCAGCAGTTTTAACAAAATAACGATCAACCAAATCCCTGATTTTGGGGTCGCTTCGTATCGTACCCATTGGCACGCCAGCTTGTTGCAATTGACCCAAAAAGCCATCCAATGGCTTAACATAGCCTGTTGCAAGAATTGGATCGTCTTTTTTAACTTGCCGCACAACAGTTTCACCTTGTGCATTTACTGTTGTAATGCTTGCATATTCCGGCCCTTTTGTCGCAAAACCTTCTACAAATTTTGGATCAGATTCATCCATTAATACCATTTTTGTTGATCCATCTGCGTTTGTAACTTCTACGCGAACTTTCTTAGATGGCGCTGCGCTTACTACAGCTTCACCAGCCATATCAATCAATGGCGTTACGCGACCTTCATTGTCCATTTTCATCAAAGATTCGCTACCATCCTTATTTTTTACGGTGACTTGTTTATAACCTTGATTTTTTTGTTCCCATGCCAATCTTTCAGCGGCAACATTTCGCACTTCATTTGCAATCGCGGCATCGTATGTTGTAAGGCTTGGATCATTTGAATTTTTTGCCGCTATTGCAGCACGTTCTGCTTGCAATTTACCCAAATTACTAAGCGCCGTTGATTCAGTTTTTGCGGCTGCTGTAGCCAACAAATTGCCGGTTGGCCCACGCAATTCTTGACCTGGGCTAAGAGCAATTGGACGCTGTGGAGTTGGAGCCGCTGTTGCCACCGGCGTGAGTTGTCCATTTGTTCCTAATTGGCGATATAAAACGTCTCCAGTGCTAAGTTTTACATCTTTTGGCTCAAATTGTGCCAAGTATTTTGCCATTGCCAATTGCTTAACTTCGGGAATGTCAATTCCTTGTAGCGTCTCAGGACTGATGTAGCCAGCAGGCACGGCGGGACGTGCAGGAATTGCGGCTTGGCCTGGCACGGCTTCTTTGCCTGCCACAGCGGGAGAAACTTCGTATTGCCCAACTTCTCGCGGCATTCCATAACCGCCAAAACTTTTTTCAATTTGAGGAGCCATTACCGCTGGTTTGGCTGGAATGGCTTCTTGGCCTGGCACAGCTTCTTGTCCGGCAAACGCTTCTTGTGCCGGTGCAGAAATTGCCCGTGCCAAATCGCCAAATTGCTTGTCGTAATTTGTGCGGTATTCGTTTTGCAGCTTGGCGTAATCTTGCCGCGCTTTTTTCTCTTGATATGCGCCAAGTCCCGATTCCAAAACTTTTGCCAAACCAGCAAGCGGGCTGATTGCTACGCCTGGCGTTGTTGGCATTTGCAAAACTTGTGATCCTGATTCTTGCAATGCTTGCGCCATGCGTTGTCGCCGCGCAATTTCTTCCGCTTGTTGCGAGTAAGGATCAATTAAACTGACTGTTGCCATTTACATTTCCTTACAAAAATGCATATTTGAGCGCCGCGCCGCCCAAGCCAAAAAGCCCTGCGGTATTTGCGTTTTGCGTTGCCACTTGCTGGTTGTAAGTGTTTTGAGCATTTTGGGCTTGTGCTTGCGTAGCCCCAAAAATTTGCGCGGGCGCTATGTTTGAGCCTGAGTAAGCCTGAAATTGCGGATTCTGAATTTGACTGCCGGACATCAATGCGCTAATTTCATTTAGCGGCATTTGACGGCCCTGGATGGCTTGTGCAAGTGCTTGCTGCTGTGCGGTGTTGCCAAACTGTGCGCCTTGCAAGGCTTGGTTATATCTTTGTGCTTCTATTGCATTTTGGCTTTGTGCAGATGACATTCCTTGAGCATAATTTTGACCAATAGCTTGATTTCCAGCTTGTTGGTTTTGTAAGTTTGCCCCAAATCCCGCCAATTGCGCTTGATTGCCAAATCCAGCATTTTGCAAAGCCTGACCATAACCTTGTTGGTTGGCAGACATATCTAAATTAATGCCTTGCAATGCAGCTTGTTGCCGCGCATCGTTTTCTTGTTGACCTAAAATTTGAATGGCATTGTCGTAGGCTTCAGTTCCAGGGCGCAAACCTTGGTTAATCAATTGCGTTTCGGTGCTTACTCTGTTTTTTTGCAAAGACGGCTCTAAACGAGACATGATAGCCTGCTGACCCGTCATTCCAGCGTTTACAGGCATTTTTGCCACGCCACTTAAATCCAAAGATGATGTCAAATTTGGAGCATTCACACCGCCTTGCGCCAACCCATATTGCCCCGCTGATGGGGCACTTTGCAATGGGCCACCTTGATTAAAAGATGTTTGAACAGCAGGGCCACCAAAAGCAAAAGGTTTATCAAGAACATTGCCTGCAAGCTGAGTGCCTTTGCTGCCAAGTTGGGCAAGTTGGGATTGGACGTTTTGTTGCTCAGTCAGCGTTTTTTGAGCCGCCGGAGTTAACGATTGGGTGATGGTTGGAGTGTCGCCGTTATAGGACACCAATTGCGTCCCATAGGGAGTGTAAATGTTGGGATTGCTCAGTTTAGACTGAACACGCGCCGTTTCAACGTTTGCAGCGCCTTGATCTACAGCGGCCTGTTTGTAATCAGGTGCTGCTGGCGCTACTGGAGCACTTTTTCCCATATCGATTCTCCAAATATTTGCATCGTTCCTTTGGCATTGTGAGGATTACCATGTCCCCGTCTGCCATCGCATCCTTGATCCGCGCTTCCTCTTGAAAGCCCATTTTTTCAACAAATTTGATGCTTGTGATGTTTGCGCTGCTAACCGGCACAATGATTTTGCCGACATTACAAACATTGAACGGGTAGTCAAAGATGGCTGCTAAGTAGGCCGGAGTCATTCTGCCGGTCACCGCAATGTGGCAAGTGATTGACTTGCCATGCCAGTTTTCGTAGATGACACCGGCGACAAAATCGCCGTCTTTCTTCAACCCGATAGACCGGCTGCGCTCTTGAAAGTAGCCACCATCGACCTTTTTTGCAGTCCAATGTCCTGCTGAATGGTCTGAAATGATCTCAAAGGACACCACCAGCCTCAAACACCAAGTCGGTTGCGACCCATTGCAATTGTATCCCTTGTGTTGCTGTGTTCAACGTGGGAGCAAAAGAATATCCAATGCCGGTTGTGCCTTGCCAATCAGCGGTTGGGGCAAGACCGCCGCCCCAATAGGCAGCATCCCATAAGCCGCTATCCCAAACGCCATATTGCGGAACAGAAAAACTTAATTGCGCGCTTTGGTCATCAAGGTTGTAATCAACGTTTACATTGCCAAAAATCGATGGTGTGCCGTTGCTTAACAAGTGATAACGAATCATCTTGCATTGCTTTTGAGTTGCCGACCCATAATTTTGAAAACTTTGCAAGGCAAAACCATTGATGTTGGATGTGTAATCAGTTGTGCCATTCCACGCTTTTCCAACATAGCCATTGCCGCCAAAATAAGGGTCATCTTGATAAATTTCCCAACAATTGGCGCTCCAACCGGTAAAGTTGCACCAGCTTTTGGTGATGGTGTTCATCACATATTGCTGCTCTTGCCCCGTTGCAACAGGGACATTCATAATCAGTTGGTTTTCCTTGGAGTAGTAAAGCAAACTCCACCCAAAGTTTTGCCCATAAGAACTAACCGCTTGGCTGACCGCAAATTGAATTTTGTTGGTAATTGACACCCGAGGGTCAAGACGGGACGATTGCAAAGCGCCGGCCATGGGCATCACGCCATCTTGCGTAATGATTAACAAATCGCCACCGTACTTGAGCCAGCATCGCCGCCCAATAGGTGCGCCAACCCGCCAAAGACCGGTCATAGAAATGCCGCTTGGCGTTGTTGGATCGGTCAATCGCCAAACCACTACTTCGCCATTGCTGGTTATAAACGCAAGGTAATCATCAATGCCGTAACCAGCATCTAACGTCCAAGTCATGCCCGCCATGATGTAGCCGCCCAATTGGACAAGGCTGGTCATGTCTAGCGATTGCGCCGCGCCGCCAATGCTATTAATTGGCAAATACCATGCTTTTAGCGACCCGTTTTCCACCAACCACACGCGATTCTTGAATAGCGTAATGTTTACGCAATTGGCGGTATCTACGCCGGTGATGTTGTAAGGCGACCCATCGCCGTCCTTATGCCAAGCCGAACCGTCATAAGTCCGCAGCTTATCCGCGCCATTGACGCACATCAAATATGACCCGCCGGTGGTGGTCATGTTTATGTACTGAAATTTGGCATTGGATAGGCCGGTGACATCCGCAGCGCCCACCGTGCCGCCTGCCGTGATGTTGTAGATCGAATCAATTGCCGCCGCAAACATTTTGTTTGCTGTTCCGGAACTGTAAGCAAAAATGGTCTGTACCGTTCCTGTGATGCCGGTGGCAAATTTGGTATAGCCGTTTCGCAAGATGACTGAGTTTGTGCCAGGCCAAAAGTTTGTCAGAGTTACCGCATCTAGCGGATCCATTGCGCCCAATGCGTCACGGGCATTCCAGCCGCCAATAGGCGCGGCTACAGATACCGTTTGACTGCGTTGGGTTGATGGCGCTCTGCCAAATGATGCAAGCATTAGTTTTTGTTTCTTTGTGATATGGCCTTAGATTTGGCCCTTGCATCTTCTTTTGAACTGGCTCCCCATGCCTTCAATGACAAAGCCAATCGGGTTGGCTCACCGTTCTTTTCCATTGGGCCAGGCATATTGCCCATCCGCGCCAAAAATGATGCCCTGCGCGGGTTGTCGCCTGATTTAACAGGCGGCTTCAAATCCATGCCTTCTGCTTTTGCCGAGGCTCTACCCTTGGCGTTCAAGCCGCCTTCGGGATTCTTGCCTTCTTTGCGTTGCCAAGCTGCTGTCATTTCTTTTTCTCAGGCTTTGCAGTCTTAGCGGCTTCTTTGAAAGCCTTGGCGGTAGGTGCGCCTTCTGTGCCAGGCTTACGCATCTTCTCGCCTGACCCTGCGGCTATCCTTGCCTTCTTTGCCTGGATGTTGGCATAAAGTCCATCTAGTTTCATACAATCTCCTATTGTGCGGGCCAATTCCCGTCTTGAACACTCCAAGGGCCAACCAGCGGATTCATGCCAATTGGGGCAAGGGATTGCGCGGGAACAGGCACATCTTGCGCTTTGGTGTAGCTTAACGCCCGCATAAATTCTCCCAATTCCACAGAATAATCTAGCTTTTTAGCTTTAAGAAAATAGAATTTCAAACCCGCCAGCATAAGGTCATCAGGGAAAATTGTTGTATCGGTGTCAAGGGTAAATGCGCTTTTGTCGCCTGCGGTTGCGCCGCTAGACATCACCCAATAATTGCTAACGTACTCAAACGCAAAAGTGTAGATGCTTGTCAGGGCTTGGAAAATTCGCAAGCGGTTGTTGTATATACGATAGCGTTCCCTTGGGCCAACAGAGATGATGCCGCCTTGCAACCATTGCCATTCTTGGCTGGTTTTTGTTCCAAGATTGCGCCAATGGTTTGTGCGATCCCAATTTGTATCCGAAATCATGCGGTCAAAGTCGGTTGGCATCACATAGTCTTGTTTGGCAAACGTCATGGACACCGCTGCTGTTGAAGTTGCCACAGGCGTGTTCAGCGTGACTTGAGTCGCTGAATCAACACTCAAAATCTCAGCGTATGGCGCTTGGCCTGTGCCGGTGACCACATTTCCGGCCTCTAAGCCTGTGGTCGTTCCCATGCTAGTGATGACCTTTGACCCTGCCGTGATTGTGCCGGTGGTGCTGATTCCGGCGGTTGTTTGCAGGACATAAGCCTTGACCAGCCGTTGCCATTCGTATTCGCGCACCAAGTCTTTGCCCAGCCGCTGAGACAAAGCCAGCAATTGGACGGTTTGGTTGTTGGTGGAACCAATTACTGCCGCTGGTTGGGACAAGCCCAGTTCGCCCGAAACTTGGTCAACCAGTTGCAGTAATGTGTATGCCATTTATTCCACCACTTCTTCTTTGCGAGGTCTGCCAGCCTTCTTGGTTTTCAATTCCGCAATCATCGCACGAAGTTCAGCCATTTCAGCCTCTTGAGTCTTCAATTTTTCATCTGTTTCGGCGCGGATTTTGTCCATCATTTGGCTATCTTGCGCTGCATTAATGAATGCTTGCGCCTTGCCTCGGAGTTCGTTGAACCCCATAATCTTGTTGCCTGCGGAGTCCGGCAGCTTGGCAAACTGGTCAATTGTGAAAATGTTGAGTGCCCTAAATTCGGCCTTTTGCGTGTCGCTGATTGCTGCCCATGCCTCAATTGGTGTGCCATCGGATTTTTGCTCTTTCTTTTGCTCAAACCGTGCCCACTCAATTGGGAATTCTTCCATGTCGCTTTCGCGCATTGGGCGGTCAACCACCAGTGTGGAATCGCCTGGAACCAGCTTTTTCAAGTAGATTTTTTCCTCAAAAATGGGGCGTTTTTCGAGTTCTGACTTGTAATTGTTCTTAATCTGTACAGCATGGAAAAACACCGCCATCTTGCCTCGGTTGTCTTCCATGAAACTTTCGTTTGTCCATCCAGCCGTTTCGTTCTTCATGCCATTTCCTTTAGTTGAAGTGCCGTTTCTTGCATAAGCCCGTCACCGAAAAATGCGATCTCCGCATCCTGAGTTGTGATGAATTGTTCCATCTCAATCGCTGCCTGTAGCATCTGCCTAGTGGTCTGAAATACTCGGTTTCCAGCTTTCACCATAATTTTAGCTTGTTCTTTGCCCAAATGTGCCCCAGCGTGCCGGTCAGTCGTAAATGAGCAATCCATGCCGTGGATGTTAAACCGCCGATAGCCAAGCGCCGCCATGACGTTCATCGCCCGCTGACCGACTGAACTGCCGCCGCCAATCATGCTGTTTGCGCCCTCGGGGTGGTTTTGCATCACCCATGCCACGGTTTCTAGATCATCGCCGTTAATCAAATGCCAAAGCCGCACCTGGCGGCCCTTCAGCACTTCCCAATATTTTGGGTGGCACACGGTTGCCATCAGGTAGATGGTCTTTGCCTGCGGGTTTTGCAGCATCCGTGCTTTATGTTCCCGAGGGTCGCAGTCCACATGGAAATCCGGCACGATGCCCCGTTTGACAAGGTAGTCGTGCGCCCCTGATACCGTAACAATGGGCCGCTTTATGAGTCGCCAAGTGTCGGCAAGGCTTGGGCCATAGCAGACAATGGATGCCCATTTGTCATTAAATTTGGGCTTTTTTTTGAGCATTTGCCCATGCGCTTGCGACATTTGAGCATGGCGCTCGGCGTTACTTAGGACACCTTGTAGCATTCAATCCTCATGTCTCGGAACGGGAAATGATAGCGCGGATCAAAGAATTCGATGCGTTCCATGCCCACCGATTGCAGCATATCGCGCAACGGGTTTTGAAACCAACCCCACCGATGGCACATAGCAGGGTCTTTGTGCTTGGGGTCGCCCCATAAAGCATAGGTAACCATAAACGGTTGCAAAGGCTCTTTATGCACCACGCAATTGTGGATGTAGGCAAACACTTTGTCCATGCAAGGCAATTCAAGAATCATTTTGCCGCCTGGCTTGAGAACACGCATCCATTCAGACAACAGGGCGTGTACTTCCCATTCGTAAAAATGCTCCAAAACATGAATTGCGGCGACCGCATCGGCTGAGTTGCTGGCAAGTTCCAGCTTACGCAAGTCGCATTTGATGTCCGATGTTTCGGAATAGAGGTCTACGTTTACCCAGCCGTTCCAATGCTTTTTTCCGCATCCGAGGTTGTAGGCCGTTTCGTAATCGTCTTCCATGCATCGATCACTATTTGCGGCGAGTATTTTTCCATCACGAATTGTTGCGCCGCCAAGATATTGCTTGATACGTTCTTCTGTGTTGTCCATTCGATGCCCTCTTTGATGTTGCCAATCCAAATGCCAGGGAAACCCTCCAATGCTGGATGCAGCTCTGCGACTACAAAACACCCTTGACGGGTCGCCTCAATTGCCCGATTTGGGCTTTTGTAGGTATCGGTGGCGGGGATCACCACAATGTCAGCGCGGGCAAATTCTTCCAACATGGTTTCATGCGACCAAGGGATTGCCCCGCCAAAGTTGGACACCACCCGCAGCGGATAACGCTCAATGTCCGGCAAGATGCGCTGGAGGCTTTGCTTGTTGACGGCGTGCCCATACCACAGCAGATTCACGCCGTTGCAATGCGGCGGCATCTCATCGTACTCAAATGGGTCAGGAATGACCGCGGCATCTTTGCCTAATGCTTTGATGCGCTTTGCCATTTCTTGGGTTGGGCAAGTCACCACATCAGCAATCCGCAGCGCCTCGGCATAGTGCGTCCAATCAAAATGGTCATCGCAAAAATCCACGATTACCCGGGCGCCACGCGCCTTGGCCCGCGCCATTTCCATCAATTCATGCGCTTGGGGCTTGGCAAACACCAATGTGCCTGCGGTCAAGTCGTTAAGGCTTGCCCATGTGCCTGCCGGTATCTTTGCGCGGTAACGCCAGCTTGCCGACCAAACATCACCAAAATGAATGAACGAAACCCGATCATTTTGCTGTGCTTGGGTATTGATGATGCCGCCTAGTTCCATCATGTTTTCTGCCCTTTTGCGGATGATGGCTTGGATTAGCCCATGCCCGTGACCATTGAATACCGCATCCGGTAGGTAATCGTAGTAGGTTTGGAAATGCTCGGCCTGCAACGCCATTGCCGTGTTGCAGTAGAAAGTCTCGCCATCAAGTTCGATTCTGACTTCAATCAAGCTGTCGCCGTCTTTTAGTCCATCACCATTGACCCGCAGCATTTCGCCATCGTTGCAGGAATCGTAGCCAAACAGTTCAAATTTTCGCCAGCCAAGAACATAAAACAACGACATGGCCCGCAGGCCGGAAGTTGTACCGCCGCCAATCAGCATAGAGTTTTTGGGGCGGTTTTGGCCTTTGGTAAGGTATGGATGCCAAAGGGTGACATCGCAGCCTGCAAGGTTGTCAAACATCGCCGGATGGCATTGTGAGGCAATCATGTACTTCACGGCCTTGTGGGGCTTGTAGAACGCGATCCGATGCTCTTGTGGGTCGATTGCTAGGGCGTAATCAGGAATCACGCCGTTGTCAATTAACCAATCGTGTGCGCCCTTGATGGCAACAACCGGCGCACCGGCGGCTTGCATCTTTTTGATGAGTTCTATTTGCCCTCTAACGCTTGGGGCGCTTGCTACCAGCAAGATCGAGCCGGTCTTTGCCGATTCAGCTTGCTTGACTTGTGCAAAGCCTCTAGCAATTGCCGCATCCATGTGCGCGAATAACGTCTCGTCATCCGCGACACATTGACCGTTAACTTTGAGAGGTAAAAAACTCATCAAAAAGACACCCCGCTTCTTTGGCGGGGCATCAGTTTGCTTTAGACAGGGTTAGATGTCAGTAAGCCAGCATTGTTGACCATGCAATATGGTGCAGATGCCGAGGTTGCCGAAGTGTTAGCCACGATACCTTGGATGTAACCGGAAGACACGGTTGTATCGTCCAATTTACCAGCGGTAGCTGTGGTGTACAACGGCACTTTGGGGTTGCAAGCAATCAACAAGTTAACGCGCAACATACCGTTAATGCCGATCCAGCCGTAGTAGCTAGAGGCAATTGCGGTTTGTGCAAAGCCAACCATTGGATAACCCAACGCAGCAGCATTTGTGGTGGTCACGGGCACAGCACGCATCACGGGAGTCAAACTCGCCGAATCAGCAAATGTGGACATGATCACCGCATCAAACTGAGAGATGTCGGATTCGGCGCGGGCAAAAATGTACACGCCGTTATTGCTAGTACTGACCCGACTACCAGGGGTAACGGGGAACAGGGTAGTGGAACCGGCAGACGTAGACGCATAGGTTGCGGTTAAGTCAATACCAATTTTTCCATCGGTGACGTAATCAGCCATGATGATTCTCCTTATTCAGTCATAACGCCTTGGAACTGAAGTCCCGAGGCAGTCATATTGCCAGCCCATCCAATCAGGCGCACGATTGCGTCCTGGTTGGTACTCATGCGCTCATCGCCGATTGGGACGAAATTGCGGTTGGTGTGTGGTCGGAAGAAAATGTACTTGCTATTCAAGAAATAGCCAGTCGAGGTGGGGATATTGCCACCAATACCACCGTCCAACACCACATCAGCGTTCATGTACTTGCTTGCAACAAAGCCGAGTTCAGCCATCTTGCTAGAGCCAGGGAAACGCTGGATGTTTTGCAGGGAAGACATAAAGAATCCCCACAGGTTGTTGTCCAACAAAATCAAGTCAACCACATCGCTACCGCGCGAGGTCTTAGCATACAGGCGGTTAAAACCGGTCTGAATGTTGGAAGACGATGCGGACACGCCGAGGTCGTTTGAAAAGTCAAACGTCTGATTGCGCCAAAAAGACCATGTGCTGCGATCAATACCGCCAACCACGCCGGTTGCCGGATTAGCGACCACCATAGCTTGCAGACCGGTGATCTGCTTGCCGTTGTTGGCTGTGCCGTCCGAATAGATACCAGTCGAGATCAAGTTCTCAATCGATGCCTCGGCAACGTCCAAACGTGCGTCAAACAAATCGATGATCTGTTCTTCGCCACTGTTTTGGAGCATTTCCAAGCCATTGATGGTCACAGCGACTGCGGCCTGCTTGATGGGGAACTGAGCCGCGCTGATAACGTCCGCAGGGCTAATGTCCAAGACTTCAGCGCCTGAGTAGTACATTGCGGTACTGTTTGCTTGGAACGACAATTCTTGCAGAATGGTCGAACCGCCGGTGAACGGCTTGTACCGTCCTTTTTCACGCAAACGGGTCAGCAAAGCATTGTTTTTGGTCACGTTATCGGCGACTGTGCCGGAACGCGATTCAATGGTCGTTGCCAAAACGTCTGAGTAGTTTGCATTTGCAAATGCCATGACTAACTCCTATTTAACCGAAAGACCGTAGCGCATTGGCTATCACGGCCCGCCGGTCGGTTTGATTGATGACGGGGTTTGCGCTGCCACCAGGTGCGCCGCGCACACTTACCGCCGCTGTTCTTGCTCTCTGCACTTGGGCTTGCGCTTGCGTTGCTTGCTGCTGTTGAGCATACAAACTTTGCGCTAATTGCGGATCAAGCCTAACTGCCGTGTCATATGCCAATTGCAATTTCTCGCGTTCGGACATCTGACTTGTGTCACCCAAAACCTGTGGCGCTTGGAGAAGCTGCAACATCCGGTCGGAGACTGCCTCAAAGTGCAAATTTGCGGGGTCGCTCGCAAACTGCTGGATAACAGAGAGTGCCCTGTTTTCGTTCGATTTCTGCGCTTGGTACTGCTGCTGCGTTATGTGTTGCGTCAGTTGCTGTACTTGTTGCGCGAGATCATTGTAATGCGAATCTTGCTGAACCGGTGCAGTCCCACCCAAATGGGCGGAAACTTGGTCAATCGGAATCTGAAACTGCTGAATCATGTGGGCCACGGCCTGGCTCTTTTGTGCCGGTGTGCCCGTCCGCAGCAAAGCCGCAGTCTGCAAAAGGGGCGCAATAGCCTGCGCCGGAGTGGTGTTTTCGTTCCGCAAAATCCACTCATACGGGGCAAATTGCTCGGTAATGGCCCGTGCCTCGGCATCCCGTGTTTTGTACTGGCTGATGCCCTTTTCGTAGTCGGCATCGCGTTGTGCAAAGGCTTGCTGAAGTTCCTGTGGGGCTTTTTCCCAATGGTCTTTCAGTTCAAGCCGCAGGGATTTGGGCATATCCACCCGAGGTTTTTCGGGCGTATTCGGTGCTTGGGATTCGTTAGTCGGAAATTTGGGCGCAAATTTGCCTTTTTCACGGGGTTGGCTTGGTTTGCTTTGATTTGCAGGGTCAGATGATGTTTTTGCCAATGCCTCGCGGATCGTGTCAGCACGGCTTGGCGGCTCGGCTGGCGGCGTAGATGCCGCAGGCGCTTCGGGTGTTGAAACTAAATCGGTTGTGTCGGGTGCGACAACTTCGTTTTCCATCATTTCATCCTTTTCATTTGGTCGAGGGTCATTTTGATCATTTCCTTGCGCTCGGGCGGCGGTCGGTTGTGCAGTCGATTTGCCATCTCTACGTTCAAATTGCTGCGCTGAGTCGGCGCAATGGGTGCGCCTGGGCGGTCAAATTCTTGCACCCGTGCCACTTGTCCACGCAAACGGGCGGTATGTGCTTCTTTTTTCTTTTGCCATTGCGCTTGGGCGTATTTGACATCCGAGTGGCCCATCTCAATGGTATCGGTTGCCTTTAAGTGTTCGCGCCATTGTGCGCGGCCCATAATCATCTGACCATCAGGCGACCGAAAAGGCTCAATGTCGCCAAAAACCATCATGCGGTCTGCGGGCGACCCTTTGCTTTTTTCATACGGCTCAGAGCCGTCACTCGGAAAAACCCATGTTTCTTTCATAGCATTTCCAGTAGTTGTGCGATTTCTTCGTCATCACGCCGCAATCTTATCCGAAATTCAAGCTGCCTTACTTTTTCCATCATGGCGGCATAGTCGATAGGATCACGGGCGGCAATCTCAATGGCTTGAATTGGTGCGCTAGTTATTTCCTCGCGTTCGGCGGGCGGCAAGCCAAACAAAGCTTCGCGCAGTTTTACCTTACGCTGTTTTTCTGCCCGCCTATCAGCGTCCCATTGTTGATCGCGTTTCTTTTCATCGAAGCCAAAATGCCCGCCTAATGGAATTTCTACGGGTACAGGCGGCGTAGTTCCATAAATTGTATTAAACGGAAGTGCGGCAAAGGCTGAAAAGCCAAACATGATTAGTCGTTTACCATTTATGGTACGTCAGACTGCTTGTGCGCCATTCATGTCATCTTGAGCCATCACCCATGCGTAGCACTTAGCCAAAAAAGTATCGCCAGCTTTAGCCTCTATTTCTGCCAATGGGCAATGGTAACGGCGAAAATCTACATCCCGTGTGTCCTCATCACTAGGTTGCGTAGCATAACCAGCAACATCAATTGTCACGCCGTGGCGGGAATCTGCAATACGGGTACGGCTCACGGATGCCGAGATAATGCGAAAGTAAGCACCCGCAAATGGAACGCCATATTGGGAAGTGGAGAGGTTTAGTTGAATAGCCATTTTGTTTCCCTTATGCGTAAACCATTTCTGAAGAATTAACAGTTGCAATCCAACGAAGATTGGTGGCTGCAATTCCTGTTACGGTGATAGATAAACCACCGTTTGTAGTATCTGCTGTTACTGATACTGCCGTGGTAGCAAGAGACACATCTTGGGCTACTAAAACAGGGGTAACAGCGGCAACAAGTGCAGTTGTACCAGCATTTGCGCCTCGACGAATTACCGCCGAAAAAGTCCATCCTGATGCTTTATCGGAATCCGCAACTTTCTGACGGCAAAGAATGCTTCCGGTTACTACCATAGCTTGATTGTTGGCAAGTATGACCTGATTAGTTGCTCCTGCTGTACCAGCATCTGAATTTAATTTAGTAGCGGTTGCATCCGTTGTGGCTGCACCCAACACCATATACCCGCCTTGAGCATCTCCTGCCGTACCTGATATAATAACTCCGTATGCGTATTTACCGATATAAGCGGCTAAAGCACGCTGCCCAAAAGCATAAGAAACTGAGCTTGTTGCTTGACTATCTTGTCCTCCCAATATAACAGACCGCGTTCCAGATGCAATACCACCACTACCTCCTATAGCAGTAGAAAATGTTCCTGACGCTGTTGGTGAATTACCCATAGCAATAGCATTGGCTCCCGTTGCCCCGTATAAACCATTATTGTTCATAGCAGCAGCAAAACAATCTGTTCCTGTTGCATAAGAGCCGCCCAATGCCACTGAGCCTTCGTTTGTACTAACTACTGACGGTGAACCACCACTGTTATTTCCTAAAGCAACGCTATTTGCTGATTTACCGCTTGTGCGAATTGCAATGGTTTGAAAATTTGTTCCATCGCAAAGAATCCCAAGACCTTGCCCTTGTGAAAGCTGCCATGTTGTATTTGCGTCTAGCTTTTCAGTCCCTGCTGGGTCAATCGTAATAGTTCCCGTGCCGGTATTATTTATTTGAAAATTAAACCCAGCACCAAGTATTGCAGCAGCAGTTATGCCAACGGTAAACGTACCGCTGGTGCAATTAATAATTCCGTTGTTATCAGATGGCTGAACTGTATAGGCTGCTGTAATATTTCTAATCGTGAGTAGGCCCGCGCCCCCCACTTGAAATGACCTAGGAAACGTCATTTTAGTAAGACCCACCAAACGCTTGTACGCTTAATGCAGTGGTTGAAGCCGTAGTAGTTACACCAACTGAAGCATACAAAGCAAAAGTTGATGGAAGAACCAAAGTGGTATAGCTTTTCTGAGCCAAAAAGGAAGCTGTTGAGGCCGAGGGCGTTACTGCTGTTACCAAAATTTCATCATACAAATATGCGGTAGTGCCATCCCACAACCAGATACCCACAACATTTGCTGCAGTTGCCGCTGTCATTGAGGTTGAACATGCTTTGACTTGTATCAAATCAATGCGGAGTCCATTGGTGCTGGTTGGCACAAAAGCCAAAATGTTAGCCCCAGCAAGTGATGCTGTAGCCGTAGGCCCACGGGTTGTGCAAGCCGTTGCAGCCGCTAGGGATGCATTGACTGCATAAGGGGTACTTGGAAAAATTGGTGCGGTTCCAGCTGCCATTAGAAGCCTCCTTGAGTTGAGTTAAGGTAAAGAGTTGCGCCAACTGACGAACCACCGCCGCCAGCAGGAGTTGCCCAAGAACCATCGCCGCGCCAAAAGGTGGTTGCTGATGCTGATGTGCCTGAGTTTAGATTGGTAACAGGAAGATTACCCGTCACACCTGTAGTTAAAGGCAAGCCTGTTGCATTTGTAAGCGTTCCACTTGATGGAGTGCCCAAAACGCCACCATTGACTACAAAGGCTCCAGCAGTGCCTGTATTAACGCCCAAGGCAGTCACCACGCCTGTGCCTGTTGTAGTGGTAGCAGGGGCAACACCAGCACCACCGCCAATTACTATGGAACTTGCTGCTAAAGCCGAAGATGAAGCCAATGTCCCTGATGCCGAATAGTAAGGAACGCCACCAGATGTTCCTGATGTCAACCCTGTTCCACCATTTGCAACAGCAACGGTTCCTGTTACGTTACCTGCTGTACCAGCAGTAGCTGCATTTAGATTGGCAACTTGCGTAGTGCTTGCAACCGTAAACGGCGCAGTTCCAGTAACCACCGTTGATGTAATAACACCAGTAGTTGAGACTGTGGTGAACGCGCCCGTAAAGGCAGTTGTAGCGCCCACAGTGCCGTTGATGTTGATGGAGGCTGTGCCGGTCAAGTTGGTGACCGTTCCGCTGCTCGGAGTTCCCAAAGCTCCGTTAAAAATGATTGGCGCACCAGCGGAGCCAATTGCAACGCCCAATGCAGTAGCCACCCCAGTGCCAAGGCCCGACACGCCAGTGGAAATTGGTAGACCTGTTGCACTTGTTAAAGTACCGCTGCTTGGTGTTCCCAAAGCACCACCATTGACAACAAAAGCGCCAGCAGAGCCTGTATTGACCCCTAGAGCCGTTACAACGCCTGTACCAGTAGTAGTGGTGCTTGGAGCAACTCCAGCGCCTCCACCAATGACTAAAGCATTAGCTGCCAATGCCGCAGATGAAGCCAATGTTCCTGCCGCTGAATAGTAAAGCACGCCGCCGGATGTGCCGGTTGTAAGTCCTGTACCGCCATTAGCTACTGGCAGTGCCGTACCCGACAATCCAATTGCCAACGTGCCAGTGGTTGTAATAGGTGAGCCAGTAACTGACAAAAATGCGGGAACAGTTGCTGCAACGCTGGTTACTGTGCCAGTACCGCTGGCAGTTGAATTTATGGTTTGATTAGGCCATGTTCCGCTTACCGTGACGTTTGTTCCTGCAACGATGCTGGGGGTAGCAGTCCCTGTACCACCATTAGCTACTGCTACTATGCCCGTTACATTGGCTGCCGTTCCTGTGGTGTTTTGATTAAGGGTTGGGAACGTGCAGTTAGTCAACGTACCGCTGGTAGGTGTACCCAAAATAGGAGTCACCAGTGTCGGGCTTGTAGATAGAACATTGTTCCCTGTTCCCGTTGAAGTGGTTACTCCTGTACCGCCGTTAAGAACAGGCAATGCCGTACCCGACAGACCAATTGCTAATGTGCCACTGCTCGTAATAGGTGAGCCAGTAACTGACAAAAATGCTGGTACTGTTGCCGCAACACTGGTAACTGTTCCAGTACCAGCAAGAGTTACCCAAGTTGGCGCACTTGTTGCGTTGCTCTGTAAAACTTGACCAGCAGTTCCAACTTGCCCATTAAACGCAATTGATCCATTAGTGTTAATGGTCATTGCGTCTGTTGTATTGACAGAACCATTGGTAATGAAACTGATCTTTTGATTGTCCCAACTACCCATAACCAATGGGCCACCATACGATTCAACAAAACTTGCTAATGGTGTTGAAAATCCATTGTTTGGATAACCCGCAGCAGAATAGCTGTAGGTTGAGTTATTTATGCCCAATTCAGCATATGCCGTGTGACCGCCATCGTTGACCGCATACGATGCATAGCTTGTGTTAGCTGTGCTTGTGTTTTGTAGGCTGGTGTACAAATAAAGCGGCTCACTGGCGGTAAATCCAGCAATCACGCCGGAATCAGTGTGTCCTGTTGCGTTTCCTACATTCAAAGAACCGACATTGGTTACGCCTGATGTGTAAGGTATCAAAACACGGTTATTTGCGTCTTGATTTACTGATTTTTCTGCGGGGTAAGACACAAACACATCTTTTGCGCCAGCCGCAAATACAATTTTGCTGCCGGTGCTAGATGAAAGAACCGTATCGCGAGACAACGTGCCCGCTGAATACGTCCCAATGCCTACTTCCCATTGCGAATCCAGCGCAATCGTGTAATAGGTGGTGTTTCCTTCTCCTACCGCGCTAAATGACTGAAAGCCAGTGACCGTGCCATCTAGCGTAAGTGTGCCTGATCCCGTTGTCGTGGATGTTTGCCTAATCCGATCCCCAAGGATTAGGCTCATTGCACAGCCTCCACGCCAACCACCATTCCATCAGGGCCGCGAATGACCCGCTTAGGTGCGCTCAGTTTTTGCATGGCAGCACCAATGTTTTGCATGGATTCACCGTGCAGATTTGCCATGTTGTCGTGCAAGGCGGTGATCTTATCCATTGCCTGGACAATTGTGCCGCCCAGTTCGTTGGTTATTTGTGCAGCCGCTGCTTCAACGACCGGTAGGTCGATTCCAGGGTTGCTACCAATGCGAGCCACCATGATTTTGGTCGCTGCATCCAGTTCGGCTTTCCATCGTTCATATTCTTCCTTGCCAGCCATTTCACGGGCTTTTATCTGCAATTCGTTGTTTTGCTTGGCAGTCTCAAAATCGGCTTTCATTTGCGCCAATTGCATATCGGCTTGCACTTTGGCTTGATGCATCTGAATTTCAAGCTGTGCCTTGCCTTGCTCAATTTGCGCCTGCGCTTGCAATTTCATTTGCTCAGTCTGTGCTTGGGCTTGCATTTTCATCTGTTCTGCTTGTTGATCAGCCTGCAATTGCATCATCTCAGGAGACGGGCCAGGCTGCTGTTGTTTAGCCATTGCCGCTTTTTCTTCTAAAGATTTCATGGCGCGTTCGACTGCGCTTTCCAGCCCGCGACCGGCGCGGAACCGGCGCACCAAAAACAGCAGCATCTCGGATGCCATTGGCAAGGTTTCGGGCGCTTGGCTAATCATGGGAATTGCTTCACGCAAGAACAGTCCAATGGCTTGGATGGCCTCTTGTGCGCCTTGTTTCTCTGCTTGTTCATCAATCTGCGCCAAGCTGTCGGCCTCGACCGCAATGTGGAAGTCGCGGATTGTGCTGTTGGACAGCATCTGCACGGCGGCTTGCAGCAATTGCGGATTTTGCCCATCGGGTGTGTCCATCACGCCGGACATCTGCACAATCAACTCAGGCGGGTAAAACTTGCAGATGACTTGCGCTTTTAGCTTGAATATGTCGGACGCAAACCGCGCCACATCGCCTTGGCTGCTACGCATCCGCAAGCTGCCAAAGTTCGCCTTTAGCTGCTGTGCGCCAAGGGTTTCTTGGGCTTTGGACGCGCCGCGCAGGATGTCCGAAATGCCCATGATTTCGTAGATTGCCTGCTTGACTTGCTCCCGTGCGGCGTACAGTTCCCGCAAGGTGACAATGATGGTCGAAGTGTCCATCATGTCAATAGCGCCCTTCAAGCCGCCTTTTTCCGACATTGCCGCCCATGAGGTCACGGGGAACAGCTTGTTGTCCACGCCTTCGGTAAACAAACGGCCCAATTCCTTAAATTCAGCATTAAACACGCCGACCGCTTTACAGGCTTTGGTCAGCAAGTAGATGCGCTGGGTCAGGTTGTCCAGTTCCTGCGCTTGGTCTTCATACTCAGCGTAATCCGGCACGGGGATCATTGTCCCTGTGGTGGTGGTCGCCATCAGCGGGCGCGGGCATGGGAAGAATTCTTCTAGTTCCAGCGGGTCATCACGCTCATCTAGCGCCTGTGGATAACCTTTGGCAATCCAGCAAACCTTGCCGGTGCGCTTGTTCCAAATCTCAAACACCTTGGCTTTTTTGTCATAGGTATTCTTGGCGGTCATTGGATTTTTGGCATCCATGTCCGTGTTGCTGCTATCTAGGCCCACGTTCTTGAACACATCGCCGAAACGCTCCATGCCTTCGTCTTTGGTCATGTATACGGCGCGGGAAACCCACCACACTTCGTCCCATGTGCGGGCTGGGCTATGCAAGAAATCTGTCCAATAGACGTAATCGATGGGGCTATGCGCCGCATCAATGCGCTCGGTTGGCTCTTCTTGGGTGTTGTAAATTTGCGCTTCGCCTGGCTCTTCTACTTCTACAGCGCCTTCGCTTACTTCGGGCTGTTCGTTAACGATTACCGGCTCATAGCGAATCCACGCCGTACCGCGACCAGGCAGCAATCGGTCTTCCACCGCGCCGCGCATGGCTTGGTCAAAGTCGCCAAATTGGGTGGTTTCGTATTCCATGACCCGTTCCAGCATCGTGGATGCCAGCCGACCTACAGGGTCTTGATCCATGTAGCGGCGGGAAACTTCGGGTTTGGCCTGTCTGCCGTACAGCGCAGGGAATAGCACTTGGATGTTCGACCACAGGATGTTGTAGCGAACACGGGGCATTTCTACCGCATCGCGCTCATCCCGATAGCGTTTGATAATCTTGTGACCGCGTTTTTCCCACTTGTCAAAGACTTTTTGCGCCGCTTCGATTTGGTCGTGCCAGTACGGGCCAGGATTTTCACCCTCATATGCGCCGGTTTCTTGGTAGGCCATTAGTTACCCGCAGCAAAGAAGAATGTCACATCCAAAGTGCCGCCAACAGTAGCGTAAAGGCTCACGCCCACATTAGCAGGGAATCGGTGAAACCCGATGGCGGGCGTAATCGTGCCCGACATTACTTCGCCGCTTGCGCCGCCATTGCGTAGCACCAAAGTGCCCACGGTTGTGCTGTTAACGTAAAAGCCAATCAATTGGCAAGGGCCGGTGCTGACTGCGCCGGTTGCTGTGATGTTCTTGTACCCACCGACTTCTGCTACTGGCTGGCTCATATTCGTTCTCCACGATGATGTTGCGTGTCATATTCCCACAACTCATCCAATGTGATGGTTTGCAGGGTCTTGCCCTTGGGCGGCGTTTGATCTCTAGCCTCTTGCCGGTAGGCCACGGCTAACATTCTAAATGCATCCGCTGGGTGTGAACACCAATCATGGCGGGGATTTTGTCGAAATGCCTTCTTGTCTTCGTCGTATTCCCGCTGATATTGGCGCAGCGCCTCTAGCCCTTCCTCACAGCTTGGGTCGAAATAACACTTTGGCAGCACCATCCTGACCGCCTGGATGCCATCTTGAATGCCAATCTCAGGCACGATTGCCAGCTTACTCATGCCGCCTAGGTGCGCCGCAAGCTGTTCCACAATGGATTTGCCGCCCGATGCCAGCGTCTTGGCCCGTGCGTCATGCGGTAGGTAGTGCTTGGTGTACCGGTAGCCCTTGTCGATCACCACTTGGGCTATGTCCTCAATGCCTGCGCCGCTGACGGCGTAATAGTCCATGACCCTGATTTCGTTTCGGATCACTTGATAGAACCAAATGGCGGTATCGTCTCGATAGCCTAAGTCCCATGCGGTATAAACCGGCGCATCAGGATCAAACGGCAATTCCCTTATCCGACCTTCGTCTTGCGCCAAGCGCATCTCTTGCCCGTAGTACGCGCCCATGATTGCCGCATCAAAGCTGCATTCATATTCTTGATCAAACTGATCTTGGCTCAATTGCGCCCGTGCCGCCTCCAATTCAGAGTCAGGCAGGATTTTGCTTACAGAAGCTGGTAGGCGCAGCAGAAACCAATCCGGCGTTCCCTGGCTAACCTTGTAGATGTCGTGGAACTGATTTTTACCCTTGGGTGTGCCGCCAAAGACCGCCCAACCTAGCCGGTCGGACAGCGTAGGCCGGATCACATTGCCCCACACGCTAGGCTTAAAATCGCCGTATTCGTCAAGGTATACGCCGTTAAAGCCCAGGCCACGCATAGCGTCAGCGTTATCTGAGCCAAACAGCATGATCTTTGCGCCGTTAATCAATTCCACCATTAAATCGGCTTCGTTTGTGTTTTTGGTGATTGGCGCAGCGTAATGCTTAAGGTAGTCCCATGCCACCCGCTTGGCCTGGCTGCGAAAAGGGGCAATGTACGCATATTGGGCGCTGCGGTTGCCCTCGGTGATTGCCCGCTTAATCACATCGTTGATTGCCGCCACGGTCTTACCGGCTCTTCGGTGGGCGACCAAACATGACCAACGGGTCGTGCGGTTATGGAACGGCATGAATGCGTCCCGAGGGCTGTACGGCAGGATTATTTCCCGCTTGCCCATGTCACCACCATTTCCACCGGCCCTTGGTCAGCGCCTGTGACTTCAGTCCTTGCCAGCTTAGGCACATGGTATTCCACGACAGACTGAAACAACTCAAACGCTTTTGCCGGATTGGGCTTGATGTCATGCTTGGGATCGCCGTATGCGACCTTATCGAGCCAATCGGTTAATCTGTGGGCATTGTCATTGACAAACAGCGCAATCGCCTCACGCGCCTCTTGCGTTAGCTTGTTGGGCGTTCCTGCACTGCGACCACCCGTTTTCTTTCTAGTATTGCCTACTTTAGATTCTGAAGTCATAAAGAACCCATTCTTTATTTCTTTTTAGTCTTTTGCGTTTTAGCTTGGTCAGCCTTGTTGAATTCCTTGGCTACCTTCACCGGAATGTTTGCCATTTTTGCAAATTTAGGGTTGTGGGCGGCTGCTGCCATGAATTTGGCTTGTTTGCTGCTAGTGCTCGGCATATGCGTCCTTCATGTGAATTAAGCCGTTTAGCATCCGGCTCTTTGTGTTGAACCAAGGTTTACTGTAATCACAATTGGCGTAATGGTCAAATTCGGGAATGCCCAGCGTGTAATGGGCAATCTTTGTCCGCAAATGGTCGTGTTCGCCTACCAGCACGTTCCATTCCCTTGGCAATTCACCGATCAATAAGTCGGGCAACCATTGGAATCGGTGCAGTTCCTCGCCTGTTGATTCCTCAATGAATTCGGGTGTCAGCACCTTATTGCGGCTATGTTCGCAGTTCCACAGCACCACGCTTGACCAGTTTTTCCTTGGGTAGTCGCCGTTTCGGGATTCCATCGGTGTGCCAATGTACTTCTTTGGGTGTTTGGTCTGATAGTCATGCTTGACCACCTGGACGGCATAGCGCGGATCAAACAGGCTTTCCAAGTCTTCAATGTCTGCCAGCATCAGCATATCGCTGCCATCCAAAAAGATGGCTTTTCCCTGATATCCGCACAGAAATGGAACTAAAAACCGCTGATAGGTAAATGCGTTTGTGCCGTCCCGCTGCTTGCCGGATAGGGGCGTTATGCTGACCAGCCCCTTGGTGCGCTCTATGACCGATTGGCAGAATACATGGTAGCCCACGGCTTCCCGAGGGTCATATCCTGCAAATATGCGGATCATTTGAGGGTTAGCTTGTAAATCGTAGAGTCCACCAACGCGGCAATTTCGTCCACGATGTTTTGCAATTCGCTGTCTTCCGGCAAAGCAACGCGATTCTTCTCAATGAAAGCCTTGAGGCTTGCCATGTACTTCTGCGGGTCTTTGGCGTTGTGGAAGTTCTCGGGGTAATCCTTGATCTTTTCGTACGCGCCGCTGTATGCCTCGGCAAACTGGTCGGTCAGTTCAATGATTTCGGTGTAGTACGCGCCCAAAGCCATGTGCACCGCAAAACTATCGGTTGCCAAATGCATGAAATGGGTGACCGTGCCGCTGTGCAGCATGGTCGAAATAAAGTCCGCGACATTGTTTTTCATTGCGCCACCTCTAAAACCCCATTGTAAGGCAATGGTACGTCTTTAGGTTACTCCGTCCATGCGCCACATTCGGGGCACTTCATTCGTCTACAAAAGCGCGAAATTTCACGCCTTGTTGTGTGCCAAAGGCTGTGGATAATTCGATCAATTCGGTCATTTCCGGAACGGTCATCTTGCTCGTCCGCGCACCAATCACGACAAAGCCGCCTTCAATGCCAGGCACTACCTTTTGTTTTTTAAGCGCGGCGGTCAAAACATCTTTCCATTCATCTTTTGTCAGCTTAACACCGTACCACACCACTTGCTGGGCAATGTCTTCAAGGTTTGCCCACATCATGCGGTTTTGGTTAAGGCTTCTCATCTATGCCCCTAATCATGTCTAAAGCCGCCTGTGGGCTGTCAACCCTGCATAACGTACCACCGGCCCAATTTTGGAAAAAGTCGGCTTGTAACCCCGTTAAACGCTTTTTAGAGGTGGTTTTGACTTCCATCAAGAAAGTGTGCCCTTTGTATCCAACCAAAATGTCAACCGGCAAGCTAATGATCCACACATAAGCGCCCTCTGCCCGCAGCGCGGCAACAATAGCCTGTTGGTTTGCGTCAACCCTTGCGGCGTGTCTCATGCTTTTTCTTTCACCTTTGCAATCAGTTCAGCAATCCTGGCCTTGTTCTTTGCCCGCTGTTCGGCGGTCAATTCGTTCCCCAACTGCAAAAAAGGCGGCTCAACATAGCTACGGCGCAGCAAATTTATCCATTGCGGAAGTGTAGGTGGGTCTTCCGGCAAGTTCTCCAATGCCCGTTTAATCGTAGCCGCGCTGAAACCCGCCATCTTTTCACTCCAATGATTCATGGCGTTGACCACACCAGCATCTGACCCGTCCGGTAACGTCTGTCCGGTCTTCCATTGATTCATAAACCGAGTGCCATAGTTGCCTTGCAGGGCCGCAAACAAACGCTGAATCCAGCCGTCAGGTAATTTTGAGGACATTGAAGTTCCTTTCGTCACCAAAGATGGCCCTGGCTGCGCCCATGTTCTTGTCTTGATAGGCATGAGACTGCATCCATTCGGCCTTAAAGCCCGTCCAGCCCCTTTCACAGCACGTTTCAAGGACTGTCTGTAGGCTGACCCCTGCTTTGTCCGCTTCGCGCTGTATGCCGTCTAAGGCGGTTTGCGTGACCGCAGCCTTTTTTGCTTTTCTCAATTTCAACCAATCCTGCCAAACTATCACCGTCACGCCGTCAGGCGGGGCGACTGTATTTGTATTCTTTGGTTTATGGTTATTGGTTATTGGTTTATGGTTATTGGTTGCTATTGGGGTAGCATTAGGGGGGGCAATGGGGGGGGCATCGGGGGGGGATAGCCACCGTTTAGCCGCCCCACGTTTTCCAGCGTCAACCATCTCGCGGTATTTGCCAATTTCCTCATCAGCACGCGCACTTACAAAGCCTTTGTCGGTACTGACAAAAAACTCATTCAGCACACTCAAAACTTCTTGTTCATGGTCGCGCATCCCAATTTGACGAGCAATGTCCCGCTGTTTAATGGGCGCTTCGTGTAAGTAATAGTGGTCTAAAAGCCGCCGATAGGCAATGTCTTCCAGCACCGTCAAATGGTGGGTGTGGCTTTTATAGTCCCCAATGTGGAACTGGTAGTAATGCATGAGCATCTCCGCAAACTCCCAAAAGGAAACTTCGGCAGGAGGGGAGTTCTCTTTTCAACTGAGTAGCTACTCTCAGCCTAGCCGGGTTTCGCAAAATTTTAATCCAAAAACCATTGAGGCCGCAAGTCTTTTGCCTGCCACAACCGCGCTTGGGGCACAACTGTCCATTGGCTAATAGCTGCCAGGCTGATGCCCAACAGTTCAGCCAGCGCCTTGCGTGAGCCTGCTTTGTCAATAAGTTCCTGTTTGGTCATCTTGCGATTGTAAGCTAACTTACTGGCATAAAACATAGGGTTTGCCCTGATGCATTTCCCAATGTAAGTTGGCTTAATGTGTGTAAGCTGGCTTATACTGCACCTAACCCGCACACATTGCAGCGGTCTTTTAAGGAAAATCAAATGACTAAAGAAACCTGGGACAACATCATCGTCCACATTTGCATTGCCATCATTAGCTACACCATTGGCTACTTTGTTGGAGGTGGCGTATGACACCAACACCAAAACTACGCTTTGTTGAGCGCGAAGCAAAAACCATTACTGGGGTGTTATTAACACCATTAGGCGCAGTAAATCAATATTCTGCTAAGACTGTCCGCATCCTTCAGCAATGGTGGAACCCGGTATACAACACCATGGACATGTCGCTTGACAAAAAAACAGGCGAATGGCGTGATGTACCACTTGAAGAGGAGCAAGCATGAACACCACCGAATACATCTATGAAGGCGCGGTTTTTGAAATCGAGTACGAAGTCAACAGCCTGGATGAGCCTACCGAAACATGGACAAGCATTTGGTCTATCAAACACAAAGGCGTTGAGTTCCTCGACATCTTGAGCAAAGACCTAATTATTTACCTTGAAGAGCAATTAGACAAAACAATGCTGGGGGACTAAATGGCTTACGACGCATTTATGGAAATTGAATGGGATTTAAAAGACAACGGCGAATATGCCAAATTGTTGGTCGGTTACGAATACGACATGAAAGATGACAGTTTGACAGTTTTTTCTGTTATGCAGGATGGATTGGAATGGGTTGACTATCTCAACACCGCAACCCGTCAGTATTTGTGCAAATACATTAACGAAAGGATTGAAAAATGAACGCAATGGAAATTATCAAAGATTGTGAAGACCGCGCCGAGGCTTACAGCACCGACCGTTGCGACCGGCTGGCTTACGAAGTTGGCTGTTTGCGGGCGCAAGTGCGGCATCTGTGCAAAGAAATTGAATTTGCTGTGGAAGAGATTGGCAACATTGAGCAGATGCTGATGGGAGAACGCGCATGAAATACCTACTATGCCTTGCGCTGGTAGGTTGCGCCAGCGAACCGCCCATGACAGAACAGCAATTGGTGATGGACAAGAAAATCCAATCAATGGGCCGCAATGAAGTCATTGACGCAATCAAGCAATGTGAGATATCCGGCTTGCGGGCAATCACAGTGTTTGGCAAGCGCAAGATTAATAACTACACCGCCGAAACCATTGTTGATGTCACTTGCGGCCCACGATATTACTGATGCAAAAAATTAGGAGCATAAAAATGGACGACCATGTAAAACCTGACCGTGAATTGGAAGAATACGAATGCCCCGAATGCGGGCGAGACTGTGGGCAGAAAGTCAAAGGCGAAGTTGGCACTTGCTGGCACTTTTATTGTGAACATTGTGGAATTGATTTTGGGGGTGACTTATGAAGAATATTGCATCAGCTTTGGTACGCGCCCAGCGCGGATTTGCACCGGCGTTAAAAACGTCCACAAACCCGCATTTCCGGTCTAAGTACGTTGACCTTGCCGGTTGCATTGAGGCTGTCGTAGATGCCTTAAATGCCGCAGGAATAGCCCTTATCCAGCGCACATCTGAGGACAGCACCGGCGTGACTGTGGAAACGGTGTTTGTGCATGAATCGGGCGAAATGTTGGAATGCGGCAAGCTGCACGTTCCTGCCAGCAAACAGGACGCGCAGGGTTATGGCTCGGCATTGACTTACGCCAGGCGCTACAGCCTTATGGCGGCGGCTGGAATTGCACCGGAAGATGATGATGGCAATGCGGCATCTAGAACGCTAACTCCAAAAGTGTCAGCGACCAAGACTGATCTTGTGCCGCCTAACCGCATGGCAGTCGTTGCAGACGTTGCAGCAGCCATTGATGAGCGCATGAGCGCCAATGACCTAATTGGTGCGTTTGAAGAATATTCGGGCATCACCGATGTGGAAGAAAAAACAGCTTTGTGGGGAATGCTTGACAGCAAAACTCGCAGCAGCATTAAAAAACACGCCGAATCACTTAAAGGGTAATCATGTCAAAAATCAAAATGGAAATCACTTGTATCGTTGGAAGCTACACCAATTCCGATGGTCAACAAAAAAACCGTTACCAGCGCATTGGGTCAATTATCCAAACACAAAAAGGCGAAATGCTCAAACTGGATGTGATCCCGCTGAAAGAGGGCGGCTGGGATGGTTGGGCATTTATCAATGAGCCGCGCCCACGCGAGGACAAATATCAAGGTTTGCCAAAGGAGAATGATGATGACATTCCGTTCTAGAAACACCGATCCAATCACAAGCCATATGGCGGCAGATCAGGCTTATAGCTTGGCAAAAGATCACGCCATCATCATTGTTGATTGCTTGCAAAAATATGGGGCACTTGGCAAGGACGGCATCATGCTGCTATCCAAGCTGGACAAGAATCAGATTAGCCGCCGGTTGCCCGAACTGGAACGCCAGGGGCTAATTAAGCAAACGGGCCAGTTGGTCAAATCATTGTCAAACCGGCTTGAACGTGAATGGGCATTTCAACCACAACAGAGGTCATTGATATGAGAATGATTGAAACCATTTTTGCTTTGATTGGCGTGTGTGCCACCGTTACAGTAGTGTTTTTTTATGTTGGCTACACCATCTACAACCCGCTGTGCAGCAGCCCGTTGGCGGTCTTTGCGAGGGTTTGCAAATGAAAGAAGATGACAACGACTTTGAAATGTTTGGTGATTTGGTTATGCTTGTTGGTTGCTTGTTTTTTTTATTACTGCTAGTTATTGGAATAGGCGCACTTGTATGGTGGATGCTATGACCGGATTTAATTCAAAGCGTGACGCGGCTGCTGACAAAGATGCGTTGTTTGAAAAATTTGAATTGGCACAGCCAGCGCAGGAGCCTGTGGCGTGGATAACACCGGACGGGAAAGGATTCCGCATAAGGTTTTCAGCGCCGACAAATGATGTACCGCTTGGCTGGGATGCCCTTTACACCGCCCCACCAAAGCGCGAATGGGTAAAGCTGACGTATGAGGAAATTGAAGAACTATTCCAAAGCGCGGCGGGCGCAGACGAAGAAACAGTTATTCGTTTTGCCCGTTTAATTGAATCCAAAATCAAAGAGAAAAACACATGAGTTACATCGTTGCGGCATTGCCGCCATTGAAATGCTTTGTGCGGCGTGAGTTTTTGCACAATTTCACCAAAGGCCACGGCGAACTGGAGCCAGCAATTTGGGTCAGCATCAAAGCCTTGCGCGGGCAAGTGTTTCGCATTGAATCTTTGTTGCCAGCTTACGGCGCGTTGTACGACAAGCTGCCAATCCATGCCTATGTGTGGAAAACAGATCACGGCAATTTGCCCATTGATTTTTTGCAATTGTGGGATTGCATGGGTTACCGATTTACGGTTGTGGAAAAGATTGCCTTGCGTAACCTAGGCGTGAAGTTTTTGGGCAAAGACAAGCAATGGCATCACGGTCATTACTTGTTTACCGTGGATTTTTGCGCTGACGGGCAAGACCTTGACACCGGCTTTACTGAACAAGCCGAAGAACACAAATCGTTTAATTTCATCCGACTTGAAAACGGGCAATTTGCTTGTCAACCAAACAACCGGTGTCTGTGGTATGACCAAAGCCTTGTGCCCACAGAAACAAAGTTTCCTGACTTTCAAGCGGCGCAGACTTTTTGGACAGTCGATGGCACACGCAAGTGGTCAGCAGGCGAAGATTGGTTTTACGACATCAAAGAAAAAAATGATTGACTAAGCTATTTTTGCGCCTTGCTGAAGTTGGGCAAGAGTCATTCCACCCGTATATTGAAAGTGCGGGTATTCTTTAAACGTCTTCCAATCACCAGCCCACTCTAGGCCGCAAGATTTGCCAATCTCGCCCACTTGTTTCCATATGGCCTGATCGTCCCATATTGCTTTTCCATTGACCAGCGGCACAACATCTAGGGCGCAGCGGTGGTTGTGCCATGATTGCCCTGCTTTGGCTCTTGTCACTATGTTGCCAGGCGTTGTGCGACCTTGGGCGTAAAGCGCGTTTTGGCTTTCGCTGTCGCGGTAAGTGGAGGTCACTAGCAAGTCAATACCTTTGGCCTTGGCAGCATCTACAAACGCTTGTGCCCGTTGTTTAACGGGTGGGGCTAGGTCATCCAAGTTGCGGGAGTTAATCATTTAGCAGCCACACCGTTGATTTTCTCAGCGGTACGCATACCGGACAAGCCAAGCATTCCCAACATGAGCGGCATCATTGTGCCCATATCCATTTGGGGAAACTTGACGGGATGACCATAAAGCGCACTGCCCCACTCAGCAAGAGGGCCAATCACAAATTGAACGGCGAAGCCTGCACCGCAAACCCAACCTATGCCTGGTCGCCAGCCAGACACAAAAATGCTAGGGTTGGCAGCTTCTGCCTTGTTGATGTCCAACTGCCCTGCAATGATTGATAGTTCGCCGGACTGCTGAAGTTTAAACAGTTCCATCTTGGCAGCAGCAGCTTGCACGGGGTCAGGCCACAGCCTGTCCATGACTTTTCCACCGATGTCTAGTAGTGCGGATACGGGATCAAGCGCCATTTGTTTCTCCTACTTTGATTTCGTCCATATGGCTACCAACTTTTAAGCCGCTGAGCCAACCAATAAGGCCACCCACAATGGTTTGAAAAGCAGGGCCAATGATTTCAAAAATCTTGGTGTTGTCCACTTCCTTGACAAACAGCCCGTGGACTAGCGCACCAATAAGAACAACAACCACAGAGCAAAGGGTTGCGGTCACCATCATGGTCACCCAATAAATCAACCGGTCTTTAGCGTCCATCACTTTGCCCTTTCATGCAATTGCTCAATTCTTGCCCGAATCTTCATGCTGTCCGATGACCCCATAAGAGTCGGCAAATTTGCGTAGATCAAGGTCAGTTGCTGTTTATTGCAAGCTGGCCCTGATTCTTCCAACCATTCCCATGCCTTGTCTGCGCGTTCTTTTGGATCATTGGTTGAGTACATAAGGTTTACAAAATCAGAAACGCTGCATTCACGTTTGATCGTTGCGCCGTAGACAAAAGCGGCAATCAAAAAAATAACAAGGCCGCGCATTCATTTGTCGGCTTTTGCTTCT